CACAGATCACGGCTATGAAGAAGACGCGTATAACTACGCAACAGATACCAGCTATGACGCAGACGTTGACGCATTTAAGATTGCGGCAGCCACCGATAATGGAGCAGTTGAGTTTCTTGCCCGCATGCGTATGGACGGCTCTGGTATTGACCGTCTCTATAAGGTAGATGATGCTTATAACGTTTCCGTGTGGGATGCAGGGTTCTGGCACTCTATGCCAGATGTACACTCTGACTTTGCAAGCTACGACCTAGCTCTTGACAATCCAGACGACACTGTTGAAAAAACTCACGTTGAGATTGATGCGGAGTCTGCACTCTTTATCTCTGCGTGTCTACAGGAAAATCCAGGACACTACGTCTCGTTGTTTGATATCAACTACGATGAAGCTGACATGATTATGAAGGCAGCCTCAGAGCTAGATTACAAACTTATAGATAGAGTTATTACAGCAGCGGTTGTTACTCCTTCTGATACTCCAGTAAATCAGGACGGAAACTATACTCCTGAAGAGCGTTCTGCTAAGGCTCAACAACAGGTACGTGATAAGACAGGAAGATTTGCTAAGGTTGGATCAAGAGTTGTTATCGGCGGAGATGCAGCTAAAGGCTCAGGAAATATTGTTTCAATAGATCCTGCAAAGCAATCACTTAAGGTCCAGTTAGACTCCGGAAGTATTGTTGATGTACCGGCTGTTGCAACCGCTCCTGAAAGTGTTGTTACAGCTCCGGTAGACAACACTGTTGATGTAACCCCACTCGATACCTCTGGAATTCTAGGTCAACCTAGAGCTCCTATTGACCGTCCTAACGCAAGAATTCCTGGAACTCTTCCAGCACTTTCTCAAGGAGACCTTGCGACTATTCTTTCAGATTGGCCAACGTGGGTTAAATCACAACGTGATGCGTTTAACGCCAATCCTGCTACTCCTAGCGCAGGTGTCCCAAAAGCTACTCCTGAAAAGAAAAGAAAACTTATCACAGGACCAGGACAAGTTCCTAAACCTGCAAAAACAGAAAATCTAACAGCTCTTGAAAAGTTAACAGGCGTAAAGTTAATCACAGATCCATATATGCACCCTGTTCTTAAAAGCTTTCTAAACAAGAAGGTAAAAGGCTCGGACGGAAGCTACTATTATCCAAACAAGGTTTACTACCAACCTGTAGTTCGTGGCAGTGGCTCCTATGAGTCTCCTGAAGATGCAAAGAAAATAAAGGAACAAGAGACTAATCAAAATAAGCCTGGCAACTCTGTAGAGATGGCACCAGAAAGCAGCGACGTACAGCCTATGTTCTTTGCTGTAGTATCTCAGGATGATCCATCGGCTGTTCTAGACTTAATTTCTCTAGTCCCTGCAAGCTCTACGTCACTAGAGCCAATGACCTACGCACGTAAGGATAAGAAGTGGGTTAGAGATGAGTCCGTTCTTGCTGATATTAAGTCCGCTACTCCACCGCCTGTCGTACCTCTTGACGGAGAATCACTACAGAGCGTAATTCAGCAGGTTGATGGTGTTATCCCAGTTGTAGTCTCATCTGCTTACTCTGATTCAGACATCATTACCGTTCTATGGGGTGCTAACGGGAACGTCATGATGATGACAGCTGCTGGAGGACCAGATCGTAATCGCGGTAATGCTGAAACACTACGTCGCTATTGGACAAGCGGAAAAGGTGCGGCAAAGATTCGTTGGGGCACTAAGGGAGACTGGGCACGTTGTGTTCGTCACCTTGCTAAGTACCTAGGACCTCGCGCTAAAGGCTATTGTCAACTTCGTCATAAGGACGCGATTGGTATCTACACCTCCACCCATGCAAAGCGTGACCGTGCTCGTAATAATTCTGTAGAAGAATTTGTCTCTGAAACACTACCAACTACCGAGGTTACTCCTCAAGATATGGGAATGGACATTGATGACATCATCAGCACTCCTGATGACATCTATGACCCAACATTTGAACCTGACGATGAGATCATTATTCTTCTTATGGATGATGATTTAATGGCTCAGGAATGTGACTACGGTATGACCGCAGCCGGTGGATTAGATCAAAATAGAGGCAACGCGGAAACACTTCGCCGTTACTGGACAATCGGTAAGGGTGGACTAAAGATTCGCTGGGGAACTCCCGGCGATTGGACACGTTGCTATCGACACCTAAAGAAGTACATGGGTCCACGTGCTAAGGGGTATTGCTCCTTGCGCCACCATGAAATGACAGGAATGTGGCCTGGCGATAAGAACAATCCTGGCCATAACAAAGGAGTATTTGCCATCGACGGTATTAACTCATATGAAGACGTATTATCTTCTTCTGTGCTTTCTGCTAGGGCTGCCGATGCGCGCCTGCGTGTCATTACAGCTGGGGCCGAGGTAGAGATGCCTGATGGCGCAGCATTTACAATTCCTCTCGTTATCCCAGAGGATCTTGAGTCTGGAGACGGTCGCAAGTTTGAAAAGGGCGCGATTGAGATCCGTGAACTGCCTCTTCCTTTGATGTGGCAGATCAAGACAGATGAAGGCCACAACGGCTCAGTTGTTGTCGGCCGCATTGATCACATGGAGCGTGTTGAAAATGGAATTGGAAACGCCACAGGAGTCTTTGACTCCGGTGCATACGGACAGGAAGCCGAGCGTCTCGTGCGCGAAGGATTTATCCGCGGTGTTTCCGCTGACCTAGATCAATTCGAGGCAAGCCAGCATATAGCTGAATTATCTGAAAATGAAGAAGATGGTAAAATCGGAACGGACAAGCTCATGATTACTCATGCGCGTGTTATGGCGGTAACTCTAGTGCCTAAACCGGCATTTCAAGAGTGCCAAATCTACCTTGTCGATAATGACAAGACTCAGGAGGACAGCGTGACTATCCCAGACGGAGTATACGCCGATGAAATGGATCCCACTGAAGCGTCAGCGCTTGTTGCGTGTGGCCTTGTTGCAGGTTCTATCCCAGTAACACCACCTACCTCGTGGTTTGACAATCCGCAACTGCGTCAGGCAACGCCTTTGACTGTAGACGATGACGGCCGAGTGTTTGGTCACATTGCTGCATGGCATGTTGATCATATTGGAATGTCATTCGGGACTCGTCCACCGCGCTCAAAGAGCAAGTACGCCTACTTCCACACGGGTGTTGTTCGCACAGACGAAGGAACAGATGTTCCTGTAGGCCAATTAACATTAGCCGGAGGCCACGCTTCACTAGAAGCATCTGCTCACGAAGCTGCTCGTCACTATGACGACACTGGCTCAGCAATTGCAGATGTCCATGCAGGAGAAGATGCATTTGGTATCTGGGTATCTGGTGCTTTACGTCCAGGCACATCTCCAGAGCAAGTTCGTGCCCTTCGTGCGTCTGCGCCTTCCGGTGACTGGCGTCCAATTAAGGGTCAGCTCGAGCTTGTGGCTGTTTGCCAGGTAAACGTACCAGGCTTCCCTATTGCACGCGCTCGAGTAGCCTCAGGTGCGGTTATGGCATTGGTTGCGGCAGGTGCTCAAGTACTTGCACGCATGAAGTCAGATCCTGTCGCAGAATTAAGCTCTAGAATTGAAAAACTGGAGCAGTTAGAAAACGCGCAACTTTCTACAAAAGCGGATGTCGCAAAGGCAAAGTTTGATATAGTCCGTCAAGAGAAGGAAGCTCAGCTTTCAATTAAGGCAGCTGAAGCTTACGCCCGTATTCATGGCGCGCCTCGCTACGATGATGAATTTGCGACTGTCTCACGAGCAAAAAGAATGCAGCTTGCCAAGGAAGGAAGAGCTCTTCCTGACGGTTCATTCCCTATCACTAACGTTGAAGATGTAAAGAACGCGGTGCAGGCGTACGGTAGAGCTAAGGCTGGACATAAGGCCGCGGTTCGTCGCCATATCACGAAGATGGCTAAGAAACTTGACCGACCGGATCTTGTCCCCGACGAATGGAAATCGCTATCCACGGTAGACGAGGACGTTGATGATCTTCGTACGCGGTTAGCCGAGTTTTCCGCTAAGCTAGGCGATGATATGGGAAAAACATTAGCGGTTGAGGCTCAAGCGCAGGGTAAATATACTCCTGACACTCAACCGCGTGATGAAAAAGGCAAGTTTCGTAAAGTTCTAGCACGCATTAAGCAAGATCTTGGCGCAGCTGGTCTTCAAGACGTAGTGCAAAAAGTAGCCAAGGCAGAGCAGCTCAACGAGGTCGGTAACTACCAGGACGCAGCTAAGGCTGCCAACGATGTTATTGGTATCGTAGATAGACTAGACTCTGGAGCTCTAAATCCACAGGCACTAGAAAATGTTCGTTCCTCGGCAAAAGCCTTAGGCGAGGTTATTGCTAACCTGCCGTTGCCGTTTGGGAGTGAAACAGAGAAAGTTCGCTACAGTGATCTTCCTCCAGCTTTAAAAAATCTTATGGACGATATGCTGTCACGAGTGACAGACAAGATCGGTGCAAAAGATGCTCAAGAGGCAACCGTGGGCTTGCGGTCCTTTATGTCCGGTGGAGACTACTATACTCAGCAGGAGATTTCCTCTGAGTTAAGTAAACTTCTTCGACTATTAACCTAGAAAATATAATGTATTATTCAATCTAGGTGGAGTGCCTTAACGCAACCGCGTATAAGTCCCTCGGCCTTGACTGATTAGCGAGATGAACTAACTAATCTTGTTCATCATGACTGGCCCAGAGGAGGGACAGTGGACCAAATTAAAACAATGCTTGACAGCCTGACTGAGCTTGGCGAGGATCAACTCGCCGACCTACAGACAGCCATCGTCAATGAGTTTGAAACGGTTGAAAAAGAAGATCCTACTCCTCAGACAGTAGACGCCATGACATCACTAGCCGATATGCTTGACACCGTTCGCGGTGAAATCAAGAATCGCGCAGCTGCAGCTGAAGAGCTTGCAGCACGTGCTGCGGAAGCAGCAATGCGTGTTAAAGGCCAAGAAGATGTTCCTGCAGAAGATGTCCCAGCAGACGAAATGCCTGCAGAGACTCCTGCCGAGACTGAAGGAGATCCAGCTGAAGAAGCTAAGGAAACTCCCGAAGAAGAGAAGAAGGAAATGCCTATGGCAGCGTCAACATCTGTGGAAACAGGATCTGAGCTTTCAACCTCAGTAGAACCAACAGAAACAACAGAGACAATCGAGCCTGTAGCTGAACTATCAGCTCCAGAAGAAGTTGTTGCAACTGAGACCGAACCAGCAGCCGAGGCTGCTGTAGAAGTTGAAGCTGCTGCAGAAGCAACAGTCGAGGCAACTCCACAAGCTGAGCTTTCAACAGTAGAAGAAGTACAAACAGAATCGACCGAACCTGAAGTTGCTGCAGAAGCACCTGCTGAAGAAGCAGTTGTAGCGTCAGCTGAAGAAGAGGTACCATCAACAGAACCAGAAACAATCGAAGCGCCAATCGCGCAGGAAGATCAGGAGGCACCAGTGACCGCCGCCGCAAACAACGAGTTGGACGCTTTAATCGAAGCTCCAGCTGATCGCCGCCCTGTTGCTCAGGTATCAGCTGCTACAGTGGCAATCACTGCCGGCGCTGACATTCCTGGCTACACAGCTGGCAGCACAATTAACGACATGAGTGGAGTTGCCGAAGCAATGGCAAAGCGTATCCACACACTACGTCGTGTAAACGGTGGAGATGGAGAGCAGCACATTGTTGCTTCTGTCACCACAAAGTTCCCAGAAGAGCGCACCCTTACACAGGATGCAGAAGCTAACTGGAACAAGATTCAATCTGTAGTCGGCCCAGAGGCACTCGTTGCATCTGGCGGACACCAGGCTCCATTCGAAGTTAAGTACGACATTTTCAGTCTCGGCAGCAATGTACGCCCAGTCCGTGATGCTCTACCTCGCTTCCAGGCAGATCGTGGCGGTATCCGCTACATCGTTCCACCAGTTCTAGCAGATTACGGCAGCGCCGTAGGAATCTGGACCGCTGCAAACGATTCAGCACAGACACCATCACCATCAGCTAAGACAAGCTTGACTGTAACAGCAGCATCTGAGACAACAGTCTCAACTGATGCAGTAACACTACAGCTACAGTTTGGTAACCTTCTAACACGTGCTTATCCTGAATTGATTGCTCGTCACAACGAGCTTGGTCTTATTCAGCACGCACGCGAAGCTGAAGGAAACCTTCTAGCAAACATCGGTGCAGCTTCGACAGCAGTCACATCCACATCTCTCGTAGGTATGGGTCGCGACTTCCTAGTACAGCTTGGCCGCGCAGCGGCAGCATACCGTGCACGTCACCGTCTAGAGGCTGATGCGCCACTTCGCGCAATCATCCCAGCATGGATCAAGGACGCGATGGCAGCTGACCTTACACTATCAATGCCTGGCGATGAATCAATGAACGCCTACGGTGAGATTGATGCATATATCGCAGCACGCGGTATCAATGCTTCTTACTCACTTGACACACCAGCTGGCGCATCACCATTTGGTGCTCAATCAGCAGGCGCAATGAACGAATTCCCAGACACATTTGTCTGGTACTTGTTCGCTGAAGGAACATTCTTGTTCCTAGATGGTGGCACAATGGATCTCGGAATTATCCGTGACTCAACACTCGTTGGTACTAACGATTACAAGATGTTCGTTGAAACCTTCGAAAATGTTGCACTTGTTGGAGTTGAATCACTTAAGGTGACATCAACAATCAACGTAAACGGTACAGCATCTGCTCTACGCGACCTACTTGGTGGCGCATCAGCAACAACTATCGAATACTAAGATTACTCGATAAAGTCGTTGAGGGAGCGCTCAGAAATGAGCGCTCCCGATACGAAGTACGACACTATTAAACAAACTTTAAGTTAGGAATTAGAGCATGGCGTTCGATGGAACATTTGAAGCTCCGAAGATCGTGCCATCGGCATTTGGTCTTTTCGTTGTAGCTAAGCCTGACTCTCCTGTAGCTGAAGACAAATGGGTTCGAGGATTTAACCAGCGATGGGATACACGACCAAACTACGGCCGTAATTGGGATGAGACTAGTAGCACTTCTAAAGTACTTTTTAGTGACCCAGCGTCACCAAGATACACATATCACACACCTTTCTTTATTGAAGTAGAAGATCAAGGCTCGACATTAGGCATCGTAGGCGAAGATCGTTTTGCACGCGCTATCCGTCAACTTGAAGGTATCAGCCAGGATGCTTGTGAAACCGAGCTGTGGGACGGAGCTATATCTTCCGGTCAATCATTATCTAATCCATATCTTACACGTGGCTCAGGCGCAACCGTTCTTAACAGCGGTACAGCGCTATCTCCACGTCGCGCGCTAGCACTACTAGAGCACAGAATAGCTGTAGTTTCTGCGGCAGGCGAGCAGGGAATTATTCACATGACACGTGATATGGCCGCACTTCTAAACTCAACAAATAACATGCTTTTTGACAATAAGGAAAAAGAACACCTACAAACTCTCGGTGGAACACCAGTAGTGGTCGGTTCAGGCTACTCAGGTAATGGACCGGTAGGCGTTACAGGCGCAACGGCGTCAGACACAAACAAATGGATTTACGCAACTGGCACGGTCAAGGTCCTCCTCGGCGAGCCAGATGTAGTAAACGACAATCTAGCACAAGGCTACGATGTGTCGGGGAACGCCAACAATATGCGTATCAAGGCTACCCGAGCAGCTTCGGTCTACTTCGACAGTTCAATTTATCTTGCAGTCAGAGTTGATTTAACCGCGTAAAATATACGTATTAGCAGCCGCTTCGAAATAAGGAGAAATATAAAAAATGGCAACTCAAGAATATGCCGCCAGTATTCAGGGTGTATCAATTCGAGTAACTCGACTTGACGCATCTGGCAACCTCCTGAATCAGCCTGGCGACAGCTACACAACATCAGCTTTCATGCGTCTATCATTTACGCCTGAATATGAAGAAGGCGATGAAATTACAGAAAAGGGCGCTAACGGCGCAGTTGCTGTAACATACAAGTCTCCAGATACACTTAAGCGTATCTCTATGGAACTTGCAATCGCAGAACCAGATCAAGAGCTAACACAGCTTATCTCAGGTGGTTTACTACTTCGCAAGAACCTAGGCACATATGCTTCACCAGATCGTAAGTCAGTCGGCTGGTCTTCTCCTGCAGTAGGCGATGACCCTGCAGGCTACGGTGTTGCTATCGAGACATGGTCTAACGCAATCATTGACGGCAAGAAGGCAGCAACATATCCTTACTTCCACTGGGTATTCCCATACTGCAAGCTTCGCCTTTCAGGTGACCGCGTTATTGAAAACGGTTTGCTTGCAAACAGCTTCCAGGGCTACGGTCTTGGCAACACAGCATTCTCAGTGGGACTAGACGGTCGCTGGGAGTTCCCAGTTGCAACAGAGCGCCCATACTCATATGCACGTTCCGGCTGGGCTCCAACAGGACGCAAGGGCTTCTATCGCTGGCACGATGATATCTCAAAGACTGTTTCAAACGTTGCTCGTACTGGAACAACTGCTACAATCACTACATCAACGGCTCATACCCTTGAAGTTGGTGACTCAGTAGTTATCGCAGGTCTAACTAACTCTGCTCTCAATGGTACATACACAATCGCAACAGTACCAACAACAACAACATTTACATATACAACAACTACTACAGGCTCTATCGCATCTGTATCAGATGCCGGTACAGCTTTGTGTACTTCTAACTCACGTGCGGTGACCGACTTCACTTCACAGGGCTCAACAACTGCATACAACGTACCTGGAGACAAGTACTACAACGCTGATAATGCAACAGACTTCATCATCGCGTCAGTAGACGATCCAGTCGCTTAATAATAGAATGTGAGCGGCGTGCCGATGTGTTACCACCAACACAGGCATGCCGCTCCTCTATTAAAATATACATTAACGACGATTAGACGGGATAGATAAGTGTCAAACCTTTGGGTTAGCGTTGAAGAGCTTGACTCCTATGCGGATCATGAATACGCATACGACGCCGTAAAAGTAGCGTCTCAGCTTCTATGGTCTATGTCTGGTCGCAAGTACGGTGGAATTACAACAGTCAGCGAGAAGTATGTATGCGCGTCTCGCGCGTATCGCCTAGGTGCATCTGCACGCAACTACACGCCGGAGCTTGTTGGCGGCGACATGTACAACATTCCTTTTGATGAATTTGACGACTACGCGGAGCTAACTACAGACGGCATGTCCCCGTCTACCCGCCTACGCCTACGCGGACGGCCTGTTATTAAGATTGACTCAGTCCGTGACCGCACAGGAAAGATAGTTGATCCATCCAACTATTATCTAGTAGATCATTCAACCCTTCAGGCACGTTCAGGCACCGCCTGGGCACCGTGCAACATCGAGGTTACCTATACATACGGATCTCCTCCTCCTGCGTCTGGTAGAGCTGCAGCCCGCGTTCTTGCGACAGAGTTTATTAAACTTTGGAACGGTGACGACTGCGATCTTCCACAACGTATCACCTCTGTTTCACGTCAAGGTATCTCCTATACTATTCTTGACAACCAGGACTTCATCGCCGACATGCGAACAGGTCTATACATCGTAGATCTATTCTTAAAGTCTGCAAACCCAGATAAGGCGCGCGCAAAGGCTCGTGTATTTTCTCCAGATGTTCCTCGTGCACGTCGACACATTCCTAAGCCCCTTTCACTTGCACCAAGCGTTCTTGATATGAATATCACAGGCAAGGACGGCGGAACGCTAGACGTTAACATTGACTACATCAACGCCGCGTTCTTAGTTCTTGATGATGCCTGGGTTCCTACACTTAAGATAGGCAACTACAGTGGCAGCAAAACTCGTGACCTAGGATCTGGCGCCGTGTCTATTAACACTATCATTAACGATATCTCTAAGTCAGTATCATTTAAGCAAATCGCGGATAACATGGCGATTATCACTACGTCGACTGCCCACGGGTTCTCAGTAGGCGACTACGTGACAATCTCAGGTGTAGATGCAACATTTAACGGCTCTTACTATATAGCAGATGTCCCTACGACTACTACGTTTATGTTTGCCAAGGTCGCGAGTAATATTGCTCGTGTTGCAACTACAGGCACGGCACTTGTTACAAACGAGTCACGCGACACCTTAACGTTGTCGGTTTCCTACGCAGATGCCTATGCCTACGCAGGATTTGTTGACCCAGGAACGTGGGATCTTTACGCGACAAAGAACGAAGAAACTGTGTATATTGCGTCTGGCAATCTCTCCCTAAGACTTGGTACACCTACTACACCTACCTACACATTAGATAACTGAGGAGGCTAACATGCAAATTGTTAACATAGCCTCGGTAAGTGCTGATGCACTGCACCTTAAGAACTTTCTAGATAGCGTTCTTTATAAGGTAGTTCAAACATATGAGGAATATAACGTTCCTGTGCCTAGTCGCCAATTTTGGACGATGGGTGATCCTGCGATTGACTGCGAGCAACTCTGCGTTTCATTTGTCCAGATGTACCTAGGACTTCCAGGTGATCAGGCTAGCCAACCACAAAGAGCAACGTCGCCTCGTAGCGCGGTGTTGAGTATTACTATTTCTCGTGCGATACCTGTCGTAGGTTCTAACGGAAAAGCCCCTACAGGTGAAAAGATTCAAGAAGGCTCGGAGATCTCCGCGGTTGATGCATATATGTTTATGGAGCTTATCAACAAGTTAGATCAGTGGGAACCTGGCGAGTTTGGCATGGGTGTTATCGCTACAGTCGAGGCCGCAACCGCTGAAGGTGGCTTTCAAACCACTAAGATGCAGGCAACGTTGGTGGTTCCGTAATGGTAGTAAAGGTAGTCTTTAATAAGGCAGCAATGGATGAGATGTTAAAAAGTCCTACCGGCATGGTAGGACGACATCTTGCCGAGCGCGCTACTCGTATTGTTATTGCTGCAAAAATGCAGGCGGGTGTTAAAACAGGAAAGTTAAAAGCTTCTATTCACATGCGTCACGAGCGCGGTGGCATGGGCGGTCAATATGTGATGGTAGGCTCTAGCTTACATTACGCGCTGCTGCACCACGAAGGCACTAAGCCTCACATTATCGTTCCAAATAGATCAAACGTGTTGCGTTTCTCTTCAGGTGGAAGAGTTATATATACGCACGCTGTACGACATCCCGGAACACGGCCGAATAGGTATCTCACCGATAACCTATATTTGATAAGATAAACATTGAGACAAGCGTCTCGATAAAGACACTAACACAATACGAAGGAAGAAAACATGACTAATAGATTCAAGGACTTTGGTTCAGGTACTGGGCAAGAGGCAAGAGAGCCTCTTTCTTTTAAGCTTCATGGGGAAGATTTTAACTGTGTTGCACAGGTACAAGGTAAGACTATGCTTAGCCTTATTACAGATGCAAGCTCGTCTGATCCTGCAAAATCTGCTGCGTTGATTAACACCTTCTTTAAGAAGGTACTAGTTGAAGAGAGCTTTGAGCGCTTTAATATCCTATGCGAGCACCCTGAAAAGATCGTAACAGTTGAGACACTTGCAGAAATCACAGCGTGGCTTGTTGAGGAGTACTCAGGACGCCCGGAAGAGCAGCCTACAGTCTCCTAGAGTGGGGGATTGACCTATGGCCTTATGTGAATGGACGAGCATTAGTGAACGGACTACAACTTGCAAGCATGGATTTTAGTGACATGCTAGACGTTCTTCACTACTTCCTTGAGGATGACATGAACTACAGCACTCCTGAGCAGGCTGAAGCTCGCGATAAGACAAGATCTTCTATCTATTCAGATCTGTATAACAGCGAGTATAAGTATGCTTCTAAGAAAGAAGGAAGCAGCTACGCTTCAGGTGCTATGGACTTTGATGATCCTCAGGTAAGTGAACCAGAGCTTAAACCATTTGAACCAAAGAAAAAGCCTAAGCCGTATCTACAACCAACTAGTGTAAACGCAAATGCGCCTAAGCCTTTTGGTGACATCCTAGATTCTCCACTTGGGCACTAAGAACTAAGAACTAGAAAAAAGGAAGGAGGTGACACCATGGCAGTAGTCGGTGAGGCATATATAGTTGTTAGACCTATAACAACTGGTTTTGAGTCTTCAGTACGTAGAGATCTGCAAAAACTTGAAGGTGTTGCCTCCGGAATTGGAAGAAATTCTGGAGCTAAGTTTGCTAGTGCTTTTACTAAGAATCTTGGAGCTTTAGGTTTTGGCTCTGACTTTGCAAGGAAGATAGAGCAGCAAGGAAAAGCTTTATATAGCTTACAGGCAGCCGGACTAGCTGTCGGAACTGTAATTTCTGAGTTGTTAGGAAGTGTTGCTGCTCTTGCCGGCGGAGTAGTCGCTCTTGGCGGCGCGCTTCTTTCAGCTGCG